TAAAACTTTAAGCTACTATCTATAAAATGCACGAATACTGGGACAAACAACCCGTACCTCGCGAAGGTACGGAACCCGGTGAAATAGATGAATCTCGTGACGTCACAAAAAAAAACAACAAAACTTCCAGAAGGACTTGCATGGTCTTCGTGTAGTATGAAAGAAGCTTGTGATTTTTTGAGAGAATACTACGTCGTACACGGACAGTTTAAATTGGCACCTAAGTGAGGTACTCGAACCTAAAGAAATCAATCTAATTATTCCATAATGAGAATCGGTGGTACGGGAGGTGCGAACACCAATGCAAGTGGAAAACCCTTCGAGGATTGTTTCCGACCCACTGGGACACGTGTCATCGGTGGTAAAACGTTTACATATTTTACACAAGATGGTTTCGTCAAGCATATGGAGGAACTGAAAGACCCACAATGGGAGCACAAGAAGAAGCCTGATGGTGCACTCGTCAGTGAGGATAAAAAGACTGTCTTTATCATTGAGTGTAAGCATCAAATTGTGACGGGTTCCGTCGATGAAAAAATCCGTGGTGGTCCCTGCCTCCTTGCGGAGTATAAGAAGCTTTACCCAACTGTTGATAATTTCAACCTGATGTTTATCCTTAATGACTGGTGGTTTGGCCGTCAGAAGAAATATGAAATTCCTATTAAATTTAACGAAGAACACGGGATACCGATATTTTTCGCGAAACATGGTTCGAAGTGGAAGATTCATTTTCAGAAGTGGACCCTTTACCCATTTTTATACAGCGTCGACGAAGACGCTATTTTTGAGTGGATGACGACACAAGTACTTCGGTCGTCGTAGATTCGGGATTTTTACTATTTATAGCTCGACGTGCTTTCACGTCTTTTATATTGTAATCTGAAAATGTATTTGTAACCATATCTACCTTAGCATTACTCATCACAAAATTAGCCCCAGATGTCTTAGTTAAATTGAATAAATCTTTGTGGTCCTCGATTCCGAATCCATCCTTTGTATATCCTACGAAGGATGTTTTTGTCTCCGGTGCATAGGGTGGGTCCACATACACAAAATCACCCTTTACTATTTCCTTAAATGCTTCACGAAAATCACACTGTCTAAAATGTACATCCTTGATGAGGTCGCTCACTTTTGAAAGTTCTTTTTTGGTAAGAATCGTAGGTGTTGTCTTATAATGACCGTACGGTACGTTAAATCCGTTGGGTCCTTCACGGTATACACCCCTGAAACAGGTTTTGTTTAAAAACATAAACATTGCCGAACGCTGGGGTGTTTCTTCCTTATTTGAATTAAATTTCTTTCTCATCCAGTAATAATAATTTTCCTTCGATTGTTTGGCCTCTTTGAGAGTCTTTGGTTCGCGATTAACTTCGGTACCTAAACACTTGTCGTACTCGTTGAACATCTTCTGTAAATGTTTATGTACCACATCTGGTTGTGTCTGAATATTCTGATACAGGGCTATCAGTGACCCGTTAAGGTCGTATGCACACACTTTACCGTTCGCGAGACCTTTGGACAGGACCGACAGAAGAACACTTCCACCACCGACGAAGACTTCGTGATAATCGTCAATTTTTGTAGGAAAAGAACCTAAGACATCTTCAATAATTTGAGTTTTTCCACCGACCCATTTAATAAATGGTTTCATATTCTATATTGAAATTAAAGTTTTAAGCCCTTCTACATTCATGGAAGAGATTCGAAAAAACCACAATGACGCCAAGAGAAATCTAATACAAATGGTATCAAAAGAAGGAGAACATATTCTTGATGTGGGATGTGGGTTTGGTGGAGATCTTCAAAAATGGGCAAAGTGTGGGGTGAACATTAACATGTGTGATCCCGAACCATCGGCCCTCGTAGAAGCTCGTTCCCGCGCTAAAAATATGCACATGCGAGTCAATTTCTATGAGGGTGATATTCATAATTGCCCAAATAGAAAATTTGATGTTGTGTGTTTCAATTTTTCTTTACACTATATATTTGCAACGAAGAACTTGTTTTTTAGTTCAATACACGAAATAAGAAAACGGGTAAAACCGGGTGGTATTCTCATGGGTATCATCCCAGATTCTGAAAAAATAATTTTCAAAACACCGTTCATTGATGAAAGTGGTAATTTTTTTAAACTCAAAGACCATGGGAACGGTGGTTTTGGTGAAAAGTTATTTGTAAATCTGGTCGACACACCTTATTATGCGGATGGACCAAAATCAGAACCTGTGGCGTTCAAAGACTTGTTGATCACACATTTAGAAGAATTGGGATTTAGTTTAGAACTTTGGGAGGGTCTCACCGGGAATCCCATATCGGAACTCTATAGTAAATTTATCTTTGTATATAAGAGATGAGAACACTCGCGCTATTATTGATAATCAATCTGATAGTTCTTTATTATACCAGGCAACCGAAGGAACTTATCGACGTTAAGGAAAAATATACCATCCTCAGGAAACATCTTCGTGAAACAAATAACGAAAAGTATCACATGCTTCACAGGACTATACCCCTCACGGGTATGAAACGAATGCAGGGTTCTGTGGGTTCCAATACAAACAAAGGTGGTGAAATAGTTGTGTGTCTAGATGGTAAACCGAATGAGATATTTCATGTTTTGATTCACGAATTGGCACATTGTACTGTGAGTGAATACTCACATTCCCCACAATTTTGGGAAAATTACATCGAACTTCGGGACATGTGTATTAATTTGGGTATTTATGAACAAATTCCCGAAAGAACCGAATTTTGTGGTCAGCACATTCAGGATAAATAATCTCAGTTTAGTTTAAATGAAGACGCCGGTAAACATTTTGATTACGGCCATCGCGTACTGGATACTCCTATACGTCGTAACACTCGTACCACTCATATCAAAGAGTTATCATTTAAACCTCATATGGTTTACTGTCATTATACCCAATGTTGTTCGATTCGCCATCGGTAACATCCCACGTCTCGCGGTAGACCGAGTATTTTTCCTTTCCACGACTTTCATCGCGTTAGTTATTACCTTTCTCATCAATCAGATTTCATCTGAAACGAAGAAAGCCATGACTGATCATAAAGCCGACGTTAACAAGAAACTTAAATTGAGTGCCTTGTTAGCGGGAACGTTTGCTCTCGGTGCTTTGGGTACGTATTATTCTGGAATTGATAATTCTATTTATAGTAATATGGGATGGGAAAGGCCTGTTTAAGGCTTAACTACATAGTCCTTCATGAAATAGAAGACGACCGCGGCTACTACACCTGTAGTCGCGAGGCCAACCATGCTCCTACCCCCTTGTTCGTTAAGGAACTTGGGGATAGAAGTCGCCAACTTGTCCTGGACGGGCTTGCTCACCGCAAGACCTGTGCATGCCGCCACGAGAAGAGCGGTCATTTGTTCGTCGGTGAGATTCATAGGGTTCTTACTGGCGGGCTTCTCAGCCTGTTGCGCATGCATTCCCTGAGGCTGGGGGGCAGTCATCTGGGGCATCATACCCTGCATCTTGGGTTCATCGGTCATCATAGGGGGTTCCATCATGATATCGTTAATGGGAGTAGAATCCATCGTCTCTTTACTTTGACTCACATTTTTTTCAGGTTGAATCTGCGCTTCGTTTTTTATAAAAGACGTGGACTGATTCTGACTAATGGGAACCATTCCTTCTCCATCGTCGGAAAGATTCATGGTATACACTCGGTCTGAAGCCATTTAATATACCAATATGTTTTAGAACAAATAACAAGACGCACCTATCTCGTCTTGGTGATTTTGAGGTTTGTCTTTTTCGTAGCCTTCTTAGCGTCATCTTCCCTCTGTTGGAGATGTTTTGGGTTGTACATCTTCTGATGTAGTTTCCATAAACTCGGTCCTCCAACCCTGAAACCTTTTCTAACCGTTGCTTTGTACCAAAATACACAATCCTGAATCTTGTTAGATTTTACCGTATTATCTAACACGAGACATTCGTAATTCTCTGTACAAGCATCCATAACCTTACAGAACATATCAAAAGAAGGGAATATACCAAAAAAAGATTTGTAAAGCTTCTCTCGATTCTGAATGATGTTCTCCCTGAGAATAAACACATAATCCACGTTAGCTCGTAGTGCTGGTGGTAAGTCCATAACATATTGCATCGTCAACATAAAGAAGATCTTCCAGTGCCTACCATTCATAAAACACTGTCGTATACATGTATCCTTAAGGAATTTTGAGTCATACATACAGTCATCCAGAAGCATAAAAGCCCCACAATTCGTTTTACCCCCACCCACCAACTTTCTCTGTCGAGCCATAACCCTTTCTATAGCATCTCTGTCATAGTCACCATAAATGAATAAATCTGGGATAAACTCAGAGTAAAAATGATTACCCTCTTCTGTTCCTGAGAGTACAATACCTGCCGGGAGGTGTTTCTTATGATACATGATATCTTTTACCAGTGTTGATTTACCGGTGTTACGCTTACCTATGAAAACACACACCCTGTCATCTGCGATCGTCTCGGGTTTGAATTTCCTCAATTGAAGATTCATTCTATTGTACTGTCTCGTTTTATTTAACAAAATTTTACTCATATATAGTAGGAATGGCTGGTCGTCTGAGACTTGCCACCACCGGGGTCCAAGATGAATGGCTCACAGGTGAACCACAGTTTTCATACTTTCTAACAAACTTCAAACGTCATTCCAAATTTGCTTTTGATTATGTTGAGAGTCAATTCGATGGGGACATAGATTT